CCGTGGGTGGGTTTCCATCCACGGTGAACGGTTTGGTCTTTCGACCCTTCCAGTTGGCTCCCATTGCGGCGGGTTCGCTCTCCAGATGGTAAACGCGAAGCGTGGGCAGCAGCGTGCGTTTCTTGCGCGGCCAGCGCAGCGCCCACACCACATCTTCATTCTCGGCGCTGCCGTGGGTTTCAGGGTAGCGCAGGCTGTACTTGTGCATGTACTCGCTGTGCCAGAGTTGGAAGAAGCCGATAGGGCAGTAGCCGTACTCCTTGTGTACGAGGTTGGCCCCGATGGCGGCATCACCCGGCGTGTTGACGAGGCAGCGGTGGCTGAACTGGGGATTGCGGTGGTACTCCGCTTTGAAGTGGGTCCAGCGGTGGTAGGACGTGATATTGGCGCGTTCGCAGCCGTACAGGTGGTCACGCTCAAGGCCCGCCTTGTCCAGCATGTTGCGGAAGGTGAGGGGCAGCACGATGTCCGCGTCCAGTTGCAGAATCCAGCCCGTGCAGCGCAGGCTGCTCAGCCCAATGTTGATGGCTGGGCCTTTGCCGAAGGAGCGGCCTCCCTCGCTGAACATGTCGGTGACCACGCACTCCACGCTCCATTTCGTGCAGAGAGCGCGGGTGCGCTCGTCCTCGTGACTGGTCACCACTACGAGCCGGTCTACGTGTGGAAGGTTGAAGGGCAAGGTTTCTTCCAGAAAATCGCTGTAGTTTTCACAGACGACTACGGCTTCCAAGCGCGTATCTGTATACTTTGAGGGGGTTTGTTCGTAGCTCATAACTTACCAGAGGGTTGTGGCGATGTTGCCTTGCGTTGGGTTGGGTTGTTCCATCGCCCACTTCATGCCGACAGTGAGCAGCAGCCGGGGGTTTCCGTCCGCTCGCGCAAGCTGGACGAACACTCCCGACTTGGAATCAGTTGAGGTTCCGATGGCGACGTTGCCTGACTTTAAGTGAGAGTTGAACTGACTGGCCTCGTAGTAGGGTGCCTCCAAGTTGGCCAAGGCGGATTTGTACAGCTTGGCCAACACGTGGGACGTGATGCCCATGTGGTTGCGGATGGCAGATTCGAGAGGGACGTGGTGTTCCGGGATGATAAACGTGTTGTGTACAAACATAGTCAGGGTTTTTTATGCTGGGTAACTTGACGGCAGATGGCAATAAAATCGTCTTGAGAATAGGCATTCTTACAGATGTTTACAATGGCGCGAAGTAGTTGAACGTTCTTTTTGGTGTAGCCTTTAGTGGCGTCAATGCGGTCTACTGAAGCGCGGTCTTTTTGATTTCTCCAGCCTCGTTTGTCGAGAACACTGAGGACCATCGGCTGGCCGGTAAGGGCGCAAAGTCCGTGTTGAGCATTCCAAAGATTTTCAAGGTAAGTTGAGTCTATGCTGACAGAATGGCCCGCCTTTTTGGCGCGGACTCGGACTTGCTTCATCATCCAGTAAAACGGGTGTTCAATAGCGTACTTGCGTTGGCGGGCCAGCATCAGTTGATTGCGCCGTTTATGCTTTTCAGGGTTGAGCGCAGCCACATATCGCCGAGTATGCTCGTTTCGGCAGGCTTTGCAGTCTTTTCGTGGCACACTGCGCCCGTTTTTAAGCTTTCTGGTGTAGAAGGCTTTCAGCGGTTTATCCAGTTCGCATTTTACGCAAATCACGGCTTTTCAAATACGGTGTAGGCTCTGAGCCTGTTGTTGAAGCCGCAGGCAATGCCAACGCAGGCGACGAAAACGGTGTCTTTTGGCGGCGACGGCAGATGGTAACATATTATACCTACACGTCCACCGGGAGCCAACACGTCCAGCGCGTTTTTGACGAGCAAATTTGGCTTTGGAAATTTGTCTGCGCCCGGAGGGTAATAGGTGGCGTCTTGCTCAGAATAAGGCGGGTCTATTAAAATCCCGCCCCAGTAGCGGTCAATGTCATCTGGCGTCTCTTTGTAGAAAGGCAGCGGGTCGCAGGCATCAGCGAGAAAATCTGGTTCACATGTCGGGTCGAGGTCGAGGGTCTTGTCGTTAGGGCCAAATCCGCGCTTGTAGGGATAAAGCTTAGCGAGACCGCCACAAACATGCAGCACCGGGTCATTGATATTACAGCCAAGGAGCGCCCGCGCTCTTTCTGGAAATCCACCCAGATAACCCCCGTATCTCTTGACACCGCCTTTGTACTTGCAGCGGGTCAACAGCCATAAATCGGTGATGGGGCGATAGCTCATTCAGGTACGTGTACTTTCTCCACTTCGGCCAGCGCGTTGGCGCACTGTTGGAGCTTTGAGTTGAAGGATTTCAAAACCTCAAGCTGGCGCTTATGCCGTCCAGTGAGGTAGTCGAGGATTTCTTCCCGGTGATTCCAGATGAATTTTTCGTAGGGCACCAGCCCCTCGCAGGGGCATTCGTATACATACTCTTTACCGCCGAGATGGGCTACGGTGACGCTGGTGTTGCTGTGTTCGATGTACTTGTCAGGTTCCCGTTCGGCCTTGGCCTGCAAATCTTCCAGTTCACCCGTCTCCCAGCCCGTATCCCACGAGGCAAAGTGAGTCCGCCCGCACTGGCAGTCACGACAAAGGCCGCCGTCGTGGTGGAGCGCGTCGAAAAATTCGTCAGATACCTTGCTCACGTGGGTATAGAACAGTAATTTCAGTCTGCTCCTGTCCTTGCCAGCACCAGAACTTCCAGCACGTGCCTCCGCCCAGCAGCTTGTCCTCCTTGAACAGCGCGTCGCAAACGGCCTTGCCGATGTTGTCCCAGTCCGGTTTGCTCCGGGCCGGGTGCCCGTTGAGCGCGTGCTTCTTTTTCAGGCTCCACGATTCAGGCATGGGCAGCCACGCAATCACGACGACGCTGAGCGGGTCGCCGGGCGGCAGGGTGCCTGCGGCAGCGCGGATATTGTCGGCGTACTCCCGGTAGCGCAGGACGATGGGGCGCTTCATCCATTTGTCGCGCTGGGTCATCCGGGGCTTGCCCCGTGGCTCGCCCGGCACAGTGAAAAAGTATCCACCGTAATTGTTTACAACTGGAATTGGTGCTGGTGCTGGCGGCTCAATTTTTTCGCTAACCGACTCAATTTGAGTTGACTCGGCCTGTTTTTTCTGGTTGACTAGGCCCAACAAAGCGTTACGCTTTCTGTGCGCTAAAAGCTGTTCTATAGACCAACTCATATATGTCGAATACCGCCATTAAGAACCGCACCGGGTTTACCCCGGTGGAAGTAAGCGTACTGCGCGAGTGCCGTTTGATTGATGACGACGGCAATCTGGTCGAGGTCTATCTGGAACGCCCGGAGGATAAGCCACTGGGTCACGGCCCGAAGGTGGAACTGGATGTCATCAAGAAGCTCATCCTCGCCGACAGCACCCCGGACCAGCGTTGGCTCAACTGGATTTTCTTTCAAGCGGGTGGCGGCCAACGCGCCAAGGATGCCGCCAAGCGGGCGATGGAACAGACCAAGGAACGGTTCATCGACGAGCGTGTGAACGGGTTCGAGAACCCGGATACCAAGGAGAAGTTCAAACCGGTGCCAAAGCCGGAAGCGGAGGCTCGTTGGGCAGCCGTGGAACCGCGCTGGCAGGAGATTCTGATTTCTGCCGACCAAGACGTGGTGGACCACCTTGGCGTGTTTGGCTACCACCGGGCGTGGCCCGGCAAGGAAAAGATTTACAGCCGGGTCGTCAAAGCGGTTTCCACGCTCTTGAAGCTGGAGGACAAGCTGGAGCAGATGAACACGGAGCGCGTGACCACGGGAGCCGAGGCCATCAGTGCTTCGCCCAACACCTTGGCGACGCTCGACGACATGGAGAAGGTCATCCGCAAGGTGGAGCGGTACTACGCCAGCAAGGAGGCCCGCGACGACATCGAAGTTGAGCAGATTTTCGAGAACGACTACGTGCGCTTGCTCTGCCCGCTCACCTATGCCGCCTCGGTGCGCTACGGCTTCGACAACTGGCCCTTTTCCAATCGGGGCACTTTCGACGAAGTGCTCGACACGGAGCATAGCTTCCGTGATGCGTGGAAATCCACCGCGCAACGGTCGGTGCTGGTGTTCTGGTATTGGAAGGTGCCGATGCCGTCGTGGATTAGCCGCAAGGACAATGAGTTTCACCGCTACGAGTTGGTGAACCTCGCGTTGGAGATTCCGCGCACGTCGATGGTGTTCGATGCTGGCTCGCCCAACCTCGTGTTCCACGATGAGGAAAATGCGGCCAACATGACCTACGAGCAGGTGCGGAAGATGATTCAGGACGAGCCTACGCGCCTGCCGGACCCGCAGGATGAAGAAATGCCGGTAAAGCGCGGGCCGAATGCCTACAGCAGCGCACAGGAGGCTGCCGCCCGTGACATTGCCCTCGGCAAAGCTTTTGAAGCGGTGATGAACTGGGCCGAACGCTTCGATGCCAAGCGCGTCAAAGCGGACGTGTTCAAGGATACGGAAGTTGCCGATTAGGCTGACCGCTGGACCACGTTGCGGATGATGACGCGCAGCCCGGCGGCTACGGACAGGTCCAGCACGCCCTTGAGATTGTCCATGACCAGCGCCGACAAGGCACAGCCAAAGCAACGGTGGATGTCACCGGGGCAGTAGGCTGAGGTCAGGGGCACCAGCGAGAAGTATTTCTGCCGGGTGGCGAATTGGGTGGTCGGACCCCACTTGTAAACGTCTACACCGATGGAGTCGCCGAAGGAGACGTTGTTCGCCAAGAGCGCATTGGCAAAATGTATGCCTACAAGCCGGTCAACCGAGTGACCTTTCTCCGGGTAGGTCTGAATTAGTTCGGCGTAGGTGTGGCACTTGGAGCGCACCGCTTCGTCCTTGAGCGCGTTGGCGAACATGTCCACCTGCTCCTTGGTGGGCGTAATCAGCTTCTTCTCCCAGATGGTCTCGGCCCGGTCGCCGCCACGGGCCAGCACCAGCAGGCCGAACTCGCGCAACACGGCCTTGGGTGCCTTCACGTCGGCGAGCAGGGACGGGTAGAGCCGGATGAGCGGGTCTTTGGTCATGCTCAGTTCGATTTCGGTATCGAGCACCTGTTTGTCGAACGGCTGCCACTCGACGGACTTCCACATGTTCTGGACGTGCTCCTGTTTGCCAATTTCGTTGGCCAGCAGTTGGCTGCCCGCCCGTTTGACGATTTGTTGAAAAGTAGGCATTAGTTTGTTCTCCAAGCCACGGCCCCGTTGCTGAGGTTTGTGTAGCTGTCGTCGTAGCTGCTGACGTAGTGACTCCAGCCATCAGTGTCGATGGCGTTTTCGGCAGCGGCGTGGTGGTCGATGCCGACCGCTTCGATAGCGTACTTCATGGCTTCGTCTCTGCCGTAGACATCCCGGAACCACTCCATCGGGTCGAAGTCGGCGGCCTTTTTCTCCCGGAAAGCTTCAAGGCCAGCTTCGCGCAAGTCCTCGTTGTCTACGAAGTCCATGTCCTCGTTGTAAAAATCTTCCTCGTTGAGCAAGCCCTGTTTGATGAGGTAGTCCACCTGCTCCTGCTCGCTCTGGTCCGTGAGCCATTCAATGTCGTGGGCTTCTTCGCGCAGGTAATCCTTGAGCCGGTCTTGGTTCACGAAGTTGCCAAGCCAGTCTTGAGTGAAGTTTTCAGGCTCGTCGAGCAGCCGTTGCTCCACGTCATTGAGGGCGTAAGTGCGGGCTTCGTCCTCGCTTTTGTAAAGTTTCCATTCAGTTCCGTCGTCGCCTTCGAGGTCAATGCTGGTGGTGCTGTCCGGGTCGTCTAGGAAGGCGCGGCTGCGCGGCGCAACGCTGAACTGGGTGCCTTCCCGGTCGCCCAGTTCGAGCAGGGCAGCCTGAATCCAGTCACCGTGCGGTGTGGTCGTCAGGTACTCACGCGGGTCGAAGTCATCCTCTGGAGGCGGCGGTGGAGGCAGCATCTCGTCGGCCTCGTTGAATAGCTTGGATGTGCTTTTACCGGGCTTGCCACGGTTCTTTGGGGCATCAACTTCTTTTACCTCTTTTTTGAGTTTGTTGATGGCTTCGAGGTCGCAGACGCCGCACAGCCGTTTTCCGTGGGCCTCGCGCATGGTCTTGTAGGAGCCGTGAACCTGCCCGCATTTGGGGCACTTCACGTAGTACTCGACATCCGGGTAGCCGGAGAGGTCAGCGTAGACGCCCTTGGTGTCTGTCCAGTTCGGGGCCGGGCGCTTCTTCTCTTGGAGGTCGTGGATGACTTCGAGGGCGGTCATGGCCATCCATGCGCGGCTCGACGGCGGCCACGCTGTTTAGGTTCAGCTTGGTGACGCAGCGTGCCGTCCGGCGCAATGGAATCGCCATCGGTGAAAGGAATGTACCAGCCGCTCTCCCAAGTTCCGGCGTTGGTCGCTCGGTTGTACCAAAACATTTTGCTGATGCCGCCTTGAATGGGGCGACCGCCACCGCGACCGCCACCGTCATCCCACCACAGGTCTGGGGCTTCTTCACCGTGCTTCTTGAAGGACTCGCTGTAGATGGCCCAGTCGGCGGGAATCCAGCGGTCCATCCGGGCGCGGGTGGTCTTGGTCGGCCAACCGCCGGTACTGAAAGTTGCGGTGCCGTCCGGGGAGTAGGTCACGATGTCCGTCTGGTGTAGACGAACGGAAATAGCGCCATCGTCGCCGCGAACGAGATAGGTGTGGTTGTCGATTTTCTTGCTGGGACGACGACCCAGTTGCTCGTTCATCGTCGCGTACCGGCGCAGGCCGGTGCCGGGAGTGCCACGAGCTTGGAACGGCTCAGGAGTGTTGTTGAGCCGCAGGAACATGTCACGGACATCCTCATCCTCGCCCCCATCAGGGGCAGGCTGCTCCGGCTGCTGCGGCTCTACAGGCGGGTCATCTTCGAGCAGCCGGTCTACAATGGACCGGGCTTTGTTCACGCTGTTGCTGCGCCAGCCATGCCTGCCCGTTTGGTCACCGTGATGTCCTTGTCCGGGTAGTCGCGCTGGCTATTTCCAAAATTGACGGTGGTCGTGCCGTTGGCGTTCTTGATGACTTTGCCGGTGAACGTCTGGCTTTCGGTCGCGCCGGGAGCTTGCTGCACGACGAGCACTTCATCGCCCATGCCGGGCGGGCGGTTGTCCGGGGTCTTGGCGGCAACGGGTGGTGCTGTTGGCGTGGCGGCGGCTGGAGCCTTGAGCGGGCTGCCTGAGTCATGGCCGGTGCCGGGGGACAGGAGTTCGCTGATGTTGCGCCCGGAGTGGTTCATGGCGAACTGGTGGGATTCGTTGGGGCGTTCCCACGGCTTGGTCCACTCGTCGGTTTTCTTCTTGTCCTTCTCGTCCTTCTCGTCCTTTTCGCCTTCCTTCTTTTCCTTGTCTCCGGGGCACTCGCCGCAGGATTCGGCGACCTCGCGCATTTCAATGACCTTGGATTGGTCCTGCGACACGAGCAAAAATCCGGTGGACGGGTCGGGCACCAACCAGCGGCGCTGGAGAGCTTCCTGCAATCCTTCGGATTCGAGCGCGGCCAGCATTTCACCCTGCATCACGACGGGGTTCATGGCGTTCCGCCGATTCAATAATACTTGGGCGATTTCTTGCGCTGTTTTCATATTCGTCTCTAACTACTGGTTGATGGCCTAAATTCGTTCAGTTCGACGACGCGGTGGAACGCCTTCACCGGGAACTTCACCCGGAGCTTGTTCACCCGGAATACCGGCTTCATCTGGCGCGATGCCTTCCGGCCCGCCCGGTTCTCCACCTTCCGCGCCCGGAGGCGGCGGTGCTCCACCGGCTCCTTCTGGTCCCCCCGGAGGTACTTCGCCTTCCGCGCCGGGCGGAGGTTCTTCTTCGGCTCCGAAAGCGGGCGACATCGGCGGCGCTCCGCCTCCGCCACCCCCGCCCGCGAACGGGTCATTCTGGTTCATGTCTACGCCGCGAGGAAGTTCTTCCTCGGAGGCAATCAGGACACGAAGCTGGTCACGGAGGCTGGAGAAATAGCTGGCCATGTCCCACGTATCGACGGAGAGCATGTCGGAGGCGGACTTGAGGGTTTCCAAAGTCTCGCGGTTGATGGAGCCGTTGATTTCGTTGGAGCGCCAGATTTTCAGGAACTCCCGGATTTTGTCGGCGTAGGGATAGTTGCGGCCTTTTTCGGCATCCGCCAGAAAGTTGACCAGTTGGCGCTCGATTTTGCCGTGCCACTGAACGATGGACGTGCCGGAGTAGGTCTCCAGCAGGTCAGGCTCCCGGTTGTTGAACCGGATGTGCCCCATGCTTTCGTAATCGTGTACTGTGTTCATTCAGTTTGTGGTGGCGCGACCGCCCACTCGCTTGCGTTGCGGTTGTCGATGTAGAACGAATCATACATGCCATACTTTACCGGAACGCTAAATTTCTCTGGCTGGCGCACCCACCGTTTGGTTCGCCCCATCCGTCGGACTTGAATCGGCTGGTTGCCCCGCGTGTACTTCTTGGTCCGGTGGTAAAACGTGCTCGCGGTCATTGCCGACTCGGCGTTGACCTCGGTCGGGTCCACCGGCTGCTGGAGCATGTATTCACGAGGGTCAAATTCTTCACCCCCGTCCTCCAGCAGTGCATTAACTATTTGCTGGGCTGACTCCATGCGACCTCTGGGGTGGCAGTTGTCTACGACGGCGCGGCAGCGCCCGGCTGCGCGGCGAATTGATGCTCATCGGATTTCCGCCAGACGGGAATGCCGGTACTGCGCCGGTTCCAGTCATCTCCAGTAAATCGTCTACAAGTGCCTTGGGTGACTTGGATTCCTTGACCTTCTTGGCGGTGCCCTTGGGCGTGCCTTCCGGGTCTTTGCCATCGGTCGCTTTGCCAACGCCGGTCTGCTTGCCGCCCAGTTCATCACCGGGGTCATCGAGTTCCACCGGGTTCTGGTCCTTCTTGCCGTCGCGCTTGAACTCCGTGGCGTCGTCCTTCTGGGCATCCTTGCGGATTTTCTCCGCGTCCTTGGGCTTGTCACCGTCGGTGGTCTCAGCGGTCTGAATCTCGATGAAGCCAATCTTGTAGTCGGGCTTCTCGTTGGCCATGCCGCTGTCTCCGCATTTGACCATCACCCAGCCCATCTCCGCCAGCTTGGTCATGGCGTCGGCGTCCACGAGCTTGCTGGTGTAATCGTGGTACTTGGCGTCATCGTCACAGTGGATTTCGCACCACTGCGCTCCGACTTCCACCGGTTCGTCGATGCCCAAAGCTTTGAGCGCGTCGGCCAATGGTTTCTTGTTGGCGACCATCTCGATACCTTCGACCTCATCGGCTTCCTCGAACAGACGTACAATCTGTTCACCGAGGTCATGGTCTTTGGTCTCGCGTACCACGGCTTCGCCAAATAGGAACTCAAGCAAGTTCGTTCGCATATACTTTCCATCCTAATTACGAGCGCCAAAGACCCGACCGGAAAGCGGGCGGTGTATACAATCACTCAAGGAGTAACTGCTTGTCCTTGGCGACGGCAGCGGCAAGCTGCGCGTCGATGACGGGTCCAAGCCGGGCGGCGCTGTAACTCGGTCCCTTCTGCCACTTGCCATCCGGGCGTTTCCAGCCATCAATGAACTTGGACATGTTCGACCGGTGGACTTCTTCCCAGCCCGGTTCCAGTTCGGTGCCCATCGCTACCCCGGTGCCGATGGCAAATACCATCAGGTCCAGCACGGCGTCATAAGCTTCGTCCAGCGCCAGACGGGAGCCTTCAGTAAACACCGGCTGCTTAAACGGCTCAGCAAAGAAATTGCCGGTCGAGCCTCCACGGTTGTTCAAGTCGATTTCAACGTTGTAGGCATTGGCCAGTTCGCACAGTTCCTCGGCCAGCCATTTGAGGCGTCCGATGCGGACGTTCATGGCGGGCATCGTGGGTCGGTCGGGCGTTATCTGGTCAGCTTTGACCATGAACTCATGGATTTGGGCTTGTTCTTTTTTCATTTGGTTTGTTTATTTTAGGTGCCAGACAAACGCATCTTCAAACCACTTGGGAAAGAATTGCAGGTTGTCGTCGTTGTAGAGCCGGTAGAAGTCCCGGTCCAAAATGTAGGTGTCCCCGTAATCGGTATCGCTGCGGACGATGCGCCCGCAGGCTTGGATGATGGTCATCACCGTCTGGAGCGTGTACCAGTCTTGGTCGAGGTCTTTCTTGGCCGCTATTTGTTTATCGCCGAGGTAGGGGAAGGGCATCTTGGCGATGATTTGGAAACGGGCGAGGTCGTCATCGAGGCTGAAACCTTCGGTCATGGACGGGCTGAGCAGGACGGTCGGTTCCGTGGTCAGGCGGTGCCGGGCAAAGAGTTCGTTGCGGTCTCTGGCGACCTCTGGGAAAAGTACACGTGAAGCGTGCTCGGTGGTGAGCAGATGGTCGTAGATGGCTTTGCCCAGCTTGTAGCTGTGGCAGTGGATGAGTCCCTTGGTGCCCTTGTGCTTGTTTAGGATTTTTGTCGTTGTAGACAAAAGCTTCGGCAGGGTCTCGTCGTAGGCTTGGCGGCCCATCGACCCCAGCATGACCATGTGGACCGGGCGGTTGGCGATGGGAAAGGTGCTGCTCAGGTTCTTCCACGCGACCTTCTGCGGGTCCAGCCCCAGCGTGTGGCAAAACAGGTTCTTCGGCCCCGGATAGGCGGACATGTAGATTCGCACGGCGCTGCTGGCCGTCATCAGCTTCTTGAAATAGGGCGCGGCATTGAGGGGCTTGACGATGTATTGGAAGCCGCGCTTCTTGCCCGGCTCGCACCAGTAGACCCAGTTTTCCGGCTGGTTCTTGAGTCCTTCGGCGGCCATCGCAAACCGGCGCATGTGATTCTCTACGGCTTGGAGGTCATGGAGCAGGCGTCGATTGTGGGGCTGTTTGAGCGCCTTTTCGCGGGTGACTTCATAGCTTAGCTGCACGGCGGGGCCGTAATCTACATCGAGCCAGCGCAGAAATTCAGCAGCGGTTTCGATGGGGTAATTGTCTACACCTTTGCTGAACCGTTCGATTTGCTCCGGGCTGACGCCCAGTTCCACGAAGCCCAAAATCTGTTTTTCTATGCCGTGGCACTCATCGGCAATGAGCATGTTTTTGTTGGGGAAGGCACCCACGAAAGCCCTCTCCGAAAGCCAGTAAGCATAGTTTGTCACGCCGACGGGCCGGGTGGCAAACTCGCGCTTGTGGTGTTCGTAGAGACAGTTTGAGTATTCCGCCCGGCGGAAGCCTCCGCGCAGGTCGTCAACTTGGATTAGGCGCTGGCAGGGCTTTAACGCTTCCGGGTCGTCTGGCTCCGGTGACATGCCGGGATTGTCCTTGGACAGCTTCAGCCAATCGGTCGTGGCTTGGTGCCCGGAGTAGCAGTCCGCGTGGCTCTCACAGGGATATTCAACGGCGGACTTGAGCGTGATGCCGGTATCGGCGAACTGTTTGGGGAAGCGTTCAAAATCGTTGGTAATCTGGTCCTGAAGCAGCTTTTGGGTCACGAGATAGTAGCCGCCGGGATTGCTGCCCAGCGCCTTGGCTACCGTTGGTTGGGCGGCCCAAAGGCAGGCGGCCATGCCGATGCCGGTCTTGCCGATGCCGGTGGGCGCGGCAACCACGATGTCCTTGTACCCCGCATTGGCCATGCGGAAGATGAAGTCCATCGCAGCGACTTGCTTTTCACGCGGCGCACTGGGCAGCGGAAAGAAGGCGTCCAAGTTTTCTTGTATGTCAGACACGCACTAAAAGAACTTAGGTTTCGAGATAGCGGGCTGCTTTTCTCAAAAATTCTGGATTATGCTTAAAAGCACCAAGTCCGGGGTTGCATTTATGGCACAGCAGACCTCTTACCTTTCCGGTTTGGTGGCAGTGGTCGATGGCAAGACGACGGAGAGAGCCTTTCCAAGTGGAAGTTTCCGGTTGTAGACATATCGCGCAGACGCCTTTTTGACCGGCCAACATGGTCTGATACTGGGCTGTGGAAATACCGAAAGATTTAAGCTGAGCGCGAAGGCGTGTTGCTTTTGAACGGTTACTGTGTTTTTTGTGCCAGTTCGCGCAGTAGGCGTTAATGTGCTTTTTGCAGCGAGGTTGCAGCCCGTCTTTGGTGCGCTTGTTTTTTCCGAACGCTGAAACGGGTTGAGGCTTGCGGCACTTGGAGCACCACTTCAGGCCAGAGGGCAGGCGCGGGCTTCCGAATTTTTGAGCGCCGTGGCCTTTGATGTATTTAATTGGATGACGGTTTTTTGGACTGGGCGTAAGTGGTCGCTGACAGCCGCAAGCACAGAGCTTTGTTTCCATATACCGTTTAGAACGGAATAGATTATGAATTTCATATACCCGTCGGCCAAAGACCTGATGATGACGAAGCAGTTGGACCTGCTCAATGACCCCGTTTTAGGTGTACTTGTGAGCGCAGGCTACGTGGCTTCGCAGAATCATGCTTCGCTGGCGGACATTCCACCGTCCTGCCGGGTGGCTTTCACCGGCACGTTGGAGAACCGGACGGTGGCGGGCGGGGTGTACAATGCGTACCCGGCGACCGCGACGGCGGTGTTCGGCGACGACGTGACCGCCATCGTGCTGACGAGCTACAGCGGCACCGACATCAGTTCACCCCTGATTGCCTTTCTCGACCAAAGCCCGGACCTGCCAGCCAATCCTACCGGCGGCGACCTGATTCTCGACTGGGACACGACTGTTTTCAAAATTTTTGCCATCTGACTTGGTTCTTAGCGGGCATGGATAGCGTGCCTTTGGAGAAGCAGATTGCGGCCCTCAAGCGGCAATCGCATCGGATACCCGTTGACGATGCCAAAGCTTTGTGCGCGGCGGAGCAAACACTGACCCGGTTGTTGGGTTTGCGCCAACATCTTCAAAATGCCGACCATGACGATGAAGCGGAGAGCGATGCGCTGGTCAAAGAACTGCTGGCCCTCCTGCGGCTTCCGTTCCCGGCAGAGTAGTTAAGGCGTGACCGCACAGAGTATCGTTGACCAATTGCTGGAAGCCGACGAGTTCAATGCTCGTGAGTACTTCGCCAAGACGCCTCACGAGGAATTTGACGAGGCTGCGGCAGGCATTCTCAAGGAGGCCCGCGACCTTTATGCCAAGCTCCAGCGGCAGAACGTGCTGGGGGTTGCCAGAGAGCGTCGGCGCGGTGCGCTCTTTGACCCGGATGAGAGTCTGGTGGCTCAGGCGGTGCTCCAACTGGCGCTGGAACGTAACGCTTCACCCGGCGCTCGCCGGATGTACCTTCGCATCAAAAGATACGGGCGCTTCCTGATTTGACCTATGGCTACCGAGAACACACTTCGTTACATCAAGCTCGATTACCAGAGCCACAAGGACGCTTTGCTTCAGCGCATCCGCGAGCGGTATCCCAACACGTGGAACGATTTTCTGGCGAACAGCTTCGGCATCGTCCTCGTAGACATTGTGGCGTGGGGGCTGGCGACGTTGGCGTTCATGCTGAACTTCATCGGTGCCGAGAACTTTTTGTCTACGATGCGGCTGCGGGAGTCTGCTGTCCGCCTTGGCCGGTTGGTCAATTACAACCTTCGCAGTCCGGTGCCTGCGACGGTTGCCTGTGAAGCGGTATTGGCCAGTGACACCAATACAGCGCCTTCGGACATCATCATTGCCAAAGGCACGCTGATTCGTACGTCTGACACCAATAACCTGCCTTTTGAGGTCTCCAAGGACTATCGAATTGTGCCGGGCAGCCTGACGCCCGTGACCCTCGTGGTCACCTTTTCGCCTTCGCAGGCCGGGGCCAACGTGCTTAATACCTTCGTCAACGTCACGAACAACTCAACGAACGTGGACCCGGTGGACTCCACTATCAACCTGTCTCAGTTTGTCCAAGCCGGGCAGACTTTCAGCGTGGACGGGGTGACGCTGTACACAATTCAAAGCATCGAGCAATCTCCCGGAGCCGTCAGCCTTTACTCGCGCATCGTCCTGACGACTGCCTACACGGGAGCAACGGCCACCACGTCAGCCTCGGTTATCGACACACGCATCCAGTTGATTCAGGGCCAGACCATCACGGAGCGTTACGTGGCTCCTTCCGGTTCGACCGCAGGCTATGCGCTGAAGCTGAGCCGGACTCCGGTGATTGATAACTCGACCGTGGTCACTGTGGCTGGTGAGACGTGGGCGCAGGCGGAGAGCGTTGGAGTCTCCGGGGCGTTCGATAAGGTGTATCAGGTCCGCACGCTGACTTCCGGCGCAACGGTCATCCTGTTTGGCGACGGTGTGTTCGGGATGGCGGTCCCCTCCAACGCGCCCATCGAAGTGATTTACCGGGTCGGTGGAGGCATCGTCGGCAATATCGACCTGAACGTGATTAACACGTCGATTACCGGCTCGATTGAAAGTCTGTCGAGTCCGACCACCGTCATCATCACCAATCAGACCTCGACTGGAGTTGGCGGCAACGATGCGGAGACGCTGGACCAAGCGCGTGTAAACATTCCCTACTACGCCCGCACGAACAACCGGGCGGTGACCTTGGAAGATTACCAGACCATCGCCCAGCAGTATTCAGACCCTCAGCTTGGCACCGTGACCTATGCTCGCGCCACTGTGCGCCGGGACAACGCTCTTTTGGAGGGCAACATCGTGGCCATCTATGCGTGGACGACGGGCGTCAACGGCGGTCTGGTTGCCTGCACCCCTCAGTTGAAGCTGGCCCTTCAAGATTACCTCCAGACCAAATCGGTCGGCACCGACTTCGTGCAGATTTACGACGGCACGGCCCGTCCGGTGCCCATCAGCCTTCGCTTCAAGGTGTTTGATGGCTTCAGCATCTCGGACACCAAACGGTTGGTCACGGATACTATCCGGGCTTTTGTAAACACCTTGCGCCCCGGTGACCCTATCTTCTATTCCAACCTGCTCCGGGCGGTGGATGAGACCTACGGCGTTGATACGGTCAATATGGCCACGCCTATCAATGACCTGTATCCGTCCAACGACCTCGAACTGTTCAGCGTCCCGCAGGACACGTTTGTATACACGCTCACGAAGAATGGTGCCAGCACACCCAAGGACGACGGCACCGGGTTGGGTCAGGTCAGCCTGTACACGGCGCAGTTGCCGGTGTTCCCGATGGCGGTCTGGTCCTTCAAGCTCTACCTCGGCACGAGCGAGTTGACCATTGTGCCTTACGTTACAGCGGGCTACGCCCGGCTGTTTGGCCAGAACTTGAGCACCGCCAACACCGTTCAGGTTGGCACCGAGACTATCAACTTCAACTCGACGGTCAACCTGCTCACGGGCCAAGTAAACCTGTGGATTCGCGGCGCTCCGGGCGACCTGACTATGAAGCTGGTCACCGTTCAGGGCTATTCCACAGAGCGTGTGGTTAATGTGTACATTGGCTACGTGGGCGAGAATACCCAGTCCAAGCGCCGGGAGATTCGTTCATCTCTGCGTTCGTGGAGTGACGGCATGGCCATTGGCGGCGCGATGTACGCCCGGCAGGTGCCCGGCATCAACGCTTCGCTGGTGAGCGTGACGGACGTGGTGGCTTCGGTCTCCGGGGTGGATACGGTGACCCGCGTGGCGCTGGGCACGCCCGGCAACAATGAGAGCCGGGTGACGGCTGCCGACTACGAACTGCTTCGCGTCGGCAACGTGATTATCAACAACCAGTCCGACTAAAGCTTCTTGAAGATAGCCCATCCGTAACGGGCCGGGCCGCAAGCGAACAACTGGTAGGTCTGGTCGGCGGCAAGCTGCACCCGGTTCGGTCCTGTTTTCATGCTTCGCACATCGTCGAGCGCGATGAACTGTGCCCCGTAGATGGCTTTCAATTCGGCGATGCCGCTGAACAGGGAACTGTCAATGAGCACGAAATCGAAGGGGCCGCCGTTGAGCGCCAGAGCTTGCTCGATGCCGTTGGCGGGCACTCCGCTCTTGGCCTGATAGTCGATTTCCATTTGGAGCCAGCCTTTGTAGGTGTCGCCGCCAAACTCGTTGCCGTAATCGCGGATGAACCCGTCAATGTCAGCGTGTGTAAGCCATTGCTCTGGGGGCACGCTGAAAGCGTTGATGCAGGTCACGCGAGGATTTCCAGCGTAGCGTTGCTGGAGCACGGCGAAGCGTTCCTTGGAGGCTTCGAGGCTAAACAGCTTGGCTTCCGGGTTCCGGGCCATGCCCCGCACGAAGCAGGCGGTGCTGCCGTCCCCGGAGGATGCCCCCAGTTCGAGGATGGACTTGATGGGGAAGTGAGCGACGGTGTTTTCCAGTGCGATGGCAAAGTCGTCGTTTACGATTTCGGGGCCGATGAGGTTGTTCATTTAGTTGGTGCTTTCTTCAGGCTTAAAAACCACGGTTGGTTGAAGTCCAGTTCGGACAGCATTCGTTCCACGTCGCCGTTCTGTTCCGGGTAGAGGCCACGGATGTTCGTGACCAGTGACATCAGTTTGGGAGCGTCGAGTTCGATGTGGGAGGGGCCGTAGGTCGGGTAGCCGGAATAGCCGACAAGGCCGACAGGCACCTTCTGGCAGTGAACGTCCAGCTTGATTTGCTCGAAGGCTCGCTCGATAAGGAACGGGGTGATAGTGTAGACAATTGGGCGCAGCCCGGCCATTGCCATTCCGGCGGCCATGCCCACCATGCTCTGTTCGGCGACACCGATTTCAATGTGGCGTCCCGGACATTTGGCGCGGAACGGGTCGAACAAGGCTCCGCCGACATCGCCGGTCAGCAAGTAAATCAGGGGGTCTTTTTCAGCGAGCGCCGTCAGCACCCGTGCAAATTCATAGCGCATAGTCAGTCAAGTTCAGCCAGAGCTTCCTTGTATTCCGCATCAGTGAGGTAGTGGACGTGCCATTCCGGGTGTTTGGCGAACAAAGAGACCCCGTAGCCTTTGCGGTAGCCGTAAGTCGTGACCGGAAATACCCGGTTCATTTTTTCGATGAGGTCGGTGTCCATGAAGGCGCAAGACCCCTGCCAGCCGTTGTCGTCCACATGGACCACAAGGTTTTGTAGATTGAACCGGCGAGCCAGCGCCAGACTTTCCCATGTGGTGCCTTCAAGGCATTCGCCATCGCCCATGAGTACGTGTACAAGGCCGTCCTCGTCGCGCAGCTTCTTTGCTACGGCCAATCCGACTGCAATGGGCAGGCCGTGGCCGAGGCTGCCGGTGGTGCAGGTTACGCCGTTGGCTACGTCGCGCTCCGGGTGAATGCAGCGCACGTCCGGGTGGTATCCCAGAGCCTCCAAGACGGCGTACCATGCCGGAGCCGCGTGGCCTTTGCTGAGGATGAATACGTCACAGTCCCGCAGGCCGTAGTAGATGTTGACGATGATGGGCAGGGCGCTCAGGCTCCCGCACAGGTGGCCGTGCGAGTGTTCCTTGGCCATCATTACCATCCGGCGGCGCAGGGCTTTTAGGTCAAGTCGCTGCATAGAAAATAAACCAATTGGTCCGGTCTGTGCAGCCAGTGTATACAGGCAGGTTCATCCAGCGAGCATATTCCTGAACCGCCTGCGCCACGCCCGGATAGTCGGCGGTATAGTCGTCGCCACAGAGCAGCCCGCCGTCGCGCACGAGCGGACCCCAAGCTTCGAGGTCGTCCTTGGTTGCGGCGTAGCTGTGATTGGCGTCGAGGTAGGCGAAGTCCAGTGACCGGGGCTTGAAGGCTGCGGCGGCCTTGACGGAGAACTCCCGGACGATTTGGCTGCGCGAACCAAACTGGCGGAGCTTGGCCACGGTCGATTGATAGTTCTGCTCCTGCCCCTGCGGATTGTCGGTGTAAACTTTCGGGTCTTGTTCCACCCAGCAGTCGATGGAGTAAAGCTTCCTGCCCGCCCACTTACTCAGTAGTTGTACGGAGAAGTCTCCCCGGTAGGTGCCCACTTCGGCTCCTTCGCCGAGATAGTTTAGCTGGGCGAGGACCAGCCCCAAGTCGTCGCGCCGAATCATCTTCAGCGCATTCTCCGCGTTAAATGAAGTTATCATGGGCGCTCATTATGTCGTGCATTAGGATGTTTTTCTCGTCGTTGGCGCACTGGTGGTGGCAAGCCACGGTGGGGTCCAGTGTCTCGAAGAATTGCTTGGTCTTGTCGCTGAACCAGAGGTCTATGAATCGCTGATTGGCTAGAGAGCCGACCATGCCCTTGGTGTCGTAAGCCTTGTTGTGGCAGGCGTAGACATTCCCATCGGCGGCGATGACCGGGACAATCTGCATGAACAGGCACTTGTGGTAGGTGCGCGTGGTGGAGTGCGCGGGCGAGGTCA